AATAGATCGCTTGTTCTATACAACAACAGCGTTGCGGCGCTTGCACTGCAAAACTCTACGACTGGTACCGCTGGAGGTGATGGATTCCAAATCCAGCTTGTGTCGGCAGACGGTTATGTTTTTAATTACGAAAATGCCCCGATAATTTTCGGTACAAATAGCACCGAACGCCTCCGCATCACATCGGATGGGAAATTAGGTCTGGGGTCTTCTTCCCCTGATGGGAACTTCACCATCGGTGGTCTTACTAACACTGGTGGTCAGTCGGTTGATGCAATCAATGTCAACAGAACAGATGGCTTGCGCCTGTTTGGCGTGAAGTGGGATGTTTCTTCTAACGAAGTCCGCTTCTCTGGTAATACCAAAAACTATGTATTCCGAAACGGTTCAGGCGAAGCAGAGACTGTTCGCATCACCTCGGGAGGGCTGGTAGGGATTGGCAATACTGGGCCTGGCAGTTATAACGCTGGGTTTAACCAGCTTGTTGTCGGCTCAAGCGGTGATCAAGGTGTAACCATTGTCTCTGGTACCTCAAACTCTGGAACCATTGCATTTGCAGATGGAACCAGTGGAGCAGACGCATACCGTGGTTATGTTCAGTATCAACACGGAAGCACAAACGCGTTGGTGTTTGCCACTGATGGCAGCGAAAGATTCAGGTGCGACTCAAGTGGGCGAGTTTTAGTTGGCACGTCTAGTGTTATTACCAATTCTTATGGCAGCAACGCAGGTAGATTTCAAGTTGCAAAGGACGATTATCTACCAATAGGGTTTTTTACTTTTAGTAATTCAGGTGGCGAAAATGGTTACTGCCCTTATGTAGAACTTCATCGGGCGCGAGGCACGCAAGCAAGCCCATCTGCAGTGGCTAGTAATGATGACTTGGGCCTGATTCATTTTTACGGCCACGATGGTTCAACATTCCTTCGCGCCGCATCTATTAAAGCCGTAGTCGATGGCACCTCCGGCACCAACGACATGCCGGGCAGACTAGTGTTCTCCACTACGAGCGACTCGGCAAGTTCGCCAACTGAACGCGTAAGAATAAACGCAGCAGGCGCCTTCAAAGCATCACTTGCTGGAACCTATGAAAGCTCTGCGTCTGCTTACCATGAACTTCGCACAAATGCGAGCGGGGACTGGATTGCTTATTTTACGCAAACAACCGCCAGCAATCCAAACGGTGTTCTTATTAAATACACTGGAGCGGCGCCTAACTCTACAGGAAACACTTTTCTTTACTGCGAAGACAATGCAGCCGTCAGAGCCACGATTAGATCCAATGGAGGCATTGCAAACTACAGTGCCAATGATGTCAACCTTTCCGACATAAACGCCAAGAAGGACATTGCCCTTGCCACTGGTACTTGGGATTGCCTAAAGGAATGGGAGATCGTCAACTTCCGCTATAAAGAGCAGCCCGACGACGCGGATCTGAACTTGGGCGTCATTGCCCAACAGGTTGCGGAGAGCTGCCCTGAAGTCATCACTATCTTCCAAGAAGCCACCGATGATCACCCCGAAAAGCTTGGCGTTAAAGAGCAGCAGATGATGTGGATGGCAATCAAGGCTCTTCAAGAAGCACAGCTCCGCATCGAAACCTTAGAAGCTGAAGTAGCAGCTCTCAAAGCCTCGTAGGCCTACTCCCTAGTGCGGACAGCCGGCACTTCCCAACTGGCTGCAACCCAACTACTCTGTACCAGTCTGGTTCTTCATCATGGCCACCACCTTTACGTGGGGTATCAACACCCTTGAACGCGAAACCGACGACGGCTTCGTATTTACCGCTCACTACACGGTCAATGCCTCAGATGAGGCATATTCCTCTGGTGCGTATGGCAGCGTTGGTTTCCAGCGCCCCGACAACCTAATCCCGTACAACCAACTCGACGAGGCAACCGTAATCGGCTGGGTCCAAGAAGCCCTTGGCGGTGAGGAAAAGGTTGCTGAAATTGAAGCTGCCCTGCAAGCTCAGATTGACGAACAGCGTCATCCGTCAAAAGCGGCTGGTGTGCCTTGGAGTAACTAAAAGCAGTGCTGACCGCAGTTGTTTTGGCCGGTGCCTGGTGCGCCGGCATTTTTCTTGTCTACTGCTTGGTGGCCATCAACCTTCGCGACGACCACTAGTGTGCTAGGAAGGGTGCGGCCAGCGCAGCGCCAACTGCCTGACCCCGATCGACCCACCGACTTGGACCGATGCCCGAATTGTATCGCGCAGAATCTGCTGCGCCGTCTTGCGATTACACGTTGTCGCAGGCTTGGGAGCTGTTTAAGGAAGAGCGCAGTGTTTCGCTCTGTCCTACCAGTCTTACCAGTGATTACAAGCAAGTAAGCAAGTGGCTGGAGCGCTGCCCTGTTCAGACGTTTGTTGATGGCCGCCGCGTCTTGACTTGGTTACTTCAGCAAAAACCGGAAAAATCTGCGCGGCGTGTGTGCATGTATGTACGCAGTTTGTACCGCTGGGCAGCGGCGGAAGATATTGCACTTTTACCACGCAATCCAGTGGCTAATTTTCGGATGCCTAAGGCGCCGCAGGGTAATCACGAAATTGTTGTCATCCCACGTGACGAGGTTTCCCTTGTACTTGTCGCACTGGAGGCCAAGCGTACGTACAAGAACGTGAACTGGGCGTGGTTTGCTGAATTTATGTTGCAGACAGCTTTGCGGACAGGTGAAGTACGCGCACTGAAATGGTCTGATATTGATGGTAATCGCGTGCTAGTGCACAGCAATTACACGCTTACGCACGGCCACAAAAGCAGCACTAAAACAAACAAAAAACGCTGGGTGCCGCTTAACGCCCGCGCTAAAGAAATACTTGCATGTTTGAAACGCGAAAACGATTACATATTCCCCTGGAACAGACTGGCGTTTCAGAGCTACTTCATTAAGCGTATGCAGGAATTACATAAAGCGGGACTGATCAAAGCGCGGTATCGCCCTTACGACCTTCGCCATGTTGCGATTAGCCGCTGGCTTGAGGCGGGTATCCCGGTCACACAGGCCGCAAATTGGGCAGGTAACACCGCTGACGTTATCTGGAAACACTACGCGGCCACAACTGCCGAGTATGAAATTCCCGTGCTTTGACGACGATAGGTCGGTAATATCGCCTTAGATTCCTACATTTCCGTTGGCCGTAAAGTCAAAAACCGCACTGGGGCGCGTCGAGCACAAAGCCGGCCGCCCCAAAACCACAAGACAGGGTTACGGCCAACACAGCCGTCCCCGCCGCCGAGGTAAAAAACCTTACGTCGGCCAAGGGCGATAACATTAGGAAAAGGTCGGTTGTATGCCTCGCAATGGAGCACCACGAAGAGGCGCTAATTACAGCTAAACCGCCCGAAAGTCCGTTCAACCAAATGATCCCGGCTCTACTAACCGCTGCGGTGGTTGGTTTAGCCGGTCTTTTTATGCAGGTCGCCAAGCTGGATCAATCCGTCAGCACTGTTGCCGCCGACATCCAAGAACTCAAAAACGACTCAAAAGAAAGGCTTAGTGATCTCGAAACCAGAGTGCGCCAGATTGAGATGCGCGTCGGCTACACCAAATGAGCGTCATCCAAACCACGGACTACGGCAACGGTTTCAGCCTGGACCAGCTAGAAAACGAACGCGGCGAACTGTATTACCGCGCCTGTAAAAACAGCATCTGCCGCTACGCCGAAGACCACTACATCGCAATGATGTACCTCGAAGGCATGGGCTGGGACCCTAAGCAACAAGCCCCTCAGTAATCCAGCGGATGATCGCATCTTCCCGATGCGGCTCCCAAAACGACTGGTCCCTGTACCACTCCAGCCAATCTTCCGCCGACTTAGAGATATTGCACGCAAAGCAGCAGGCCACCAAATTCTGCTGGTGCGTATGCCCTCCTCTGAACTTGGGATGCACGTGATCCAAGGTTGCAGATCGTCCCAGATCTACCCCGCAATAGGCGCACGAGTTATTCCAGTGGTTAAGGATTGATTGCCTAAATCTTGCTTTTGCTTCCTTCTTGTTTAAGTATTCGCCATCCTCAATCCGATGGTCCATACCAAGCAGTAGCTACCCGGAATGTAGCGGTAGAAACTATTACGTGCGCAGGAACTCTTCTCTAGTACAGCTAAACTTCCTGCAGGGTTCCTATTTCCCATGGACTTCATCCAACATCCAGCTTTCTGGATTTGCGTAGCAGCAGCCTCCGAGCTGATCGCGCTGTCCCCCCTCAAGGACAACAGCATCATCCAGCTGGTGTTCCATGCCCTTCGCGCCATCAAAGGAAAAAAGCTCTAGGCAAAACTTGGGAGCAGGCCATTCGGGAGTGGTGGTTTGAGCTACTACTCCCAGGCAAGCTCGACAAAGCTGAAGCGGACTGGCACGCAACACAACCGACCGATCCACTTCCTGTGATCGTTCACCACGAAATTGATGAACAGCTTCAAACCGGCGATAGCCGCCTACTGGGCGGCGCCATGAGCATCCACGCCCCTTGGTCCGATGGCAACAAACAAGATCCGCCTCATTGACCTTTTCAGGTACTACAAAGGTCTTCCGCACCAGATGGCTGCAATTACGGAGCTGGAGTCCGTAATTTCAAAGGCGAATCCCCACATCCTGGGCCGCGACCAAGGCTGGTTCAAAACTTGGAGCGTTGCCGGCAAACAAAGCCAGTTCCCCAACAGCTGGGAAGGCATCCTCGAAGCCGCCCGAGTAGCTGGTGCCAAATTTCCCGAACTGGTAGCTGCCCAATGGGCACTCGAATCAAATTACGGCAAATTAGTATCTGGCAGAAACAATTTTTTCGGCCTTAAAGGTGAAGGAAGCGATAAAAAAACACAGGAGTTTATTAACGGGCAATGGGTAACAATCACCGATAGCTTCATCGACTTTCCGGATCTACTCTCGTGCGTGATCTACCTCGTAGATCACTGGTACAAAGACTACAAAAACTACAAAGGTTGTAATAACGCTGCCACCCGTGAAGAGGCCGCTAAGTGGCTTCACAAGGAAGGTTACGCAACAGACCCCAACTATCCAGGCAAGTTGATCCAGCTGATGGAACAACATGCGGGAGCTAAACCTGTCGTTCCCCCAAACCAGAAGCTACTAAAAGTTCCTTACGAATACCAGCTGGGATCGGACGATGGCCCCAAGGGCTGGCGTCAGTGCTTTAGCTCCAGCTGCGCAATGGTGGCCCGCTACTACGGCAAAGTAAACGGAGACTACGAGTACAACGCTCTACGCGCTCGTTTCGGCGATACCACCGATCCAAAAGCACAAATCGCCGCACTCAAAGCACTGGGACTGACCGCCACATTCGAAATGGATGGCACAGTCGAAGACCTAGAGGCCGAAATAGCCAATGGCTATCCAGTTCCTGTCGGTTGGTTACATCGAGGACCTGTATCGAACCCGAGTGGGACAGGCCACTGGACAGTTGTGGTGGGATATACGCCAACACACTTCATCCACAATGACCCGTTCGGTGAGGCAGACCTAGTAAACGGGGGTTACGTCAGCAACAAGGGTGGAGCCGGCATCGCCTACTCCAGAAAGAACTGGCTGCCTCGCTGGCTCATCGAAGGCAACGACACAGGCTGGTTCATGAGAATCCGCAAAGGTTAGCCATGCGCCCCATCGAACACACCCCAGAGTCCAGCTTCCACAAGGCCGCCCAAGACCGCTGGCTCGTTGACTTGTTCAACAAACAGGATTATCGCGGCCTCCTCGAAGCCGCACTGGTACTGAACACGCTCCATCAGCTGGAACGCACAAAAGCGGCCTGGGCTATCCGCGAGGCAGCGGATAACTTGGCCGCTCAGTTTGGCTTAGACCGCGACTCCGCCTAGTTGGCGGTGTATTTCCGATACAGCCCGGCATAGGTGCTGTGCAACGGATGGTCTTTTTTGTCTCGCCCATCCCAGAGATAGAGCTTGTCCAAAAGGTCAGCGCGGTTTTGATCCACGATGACCTCACCCCACGACTGGCGCGCCCAGTCAGCGATCTGCTGGCTCACTCTTTTTCTCCACTAGTTTGAGACGCCTACGGGCCGTTTCACGCGGCCCATTTTTGGCACGAGCCAGCTTAGGTTTTTTCGCCGCCGCTGCAGGCACCTCGACCTTGCAATTTGGGTAGCGATTCTGCGCAAACTGAATCGCCTGCTGGAGCGACTCAGCCCGCACCAAATCCCGCATTGCACCTTGACCGGGCAACCAGATCCTCAACTCAAACAACTGAGTTTTTTCCGCACTGGTACGCGAGCGACCTTCACCGAGCCTCAGTTCGGGGTCCTGCTGTTCCTGGAATGGCACTACTTCCATGATTCGGGATAGGCGGGTTCATCAACGCAATGCACAGCAGCATCGCAGTTACAAGACTGAGCAACAGTTCTCGCCGCAGCGACAGCTCGCTCATATGTGAGCCACGAGGATGCGTCCTCCTTGGATCGGGTGAAACCAATTCCTTTACCAGAGTCGTAAACCGCCGTAACCCAGCGATCCTCGACCATGACGACATAGCGCGTCATTGCTCTTAAGTGACTACTGTGTAAGCCTAAAGGCTTTCTACAGCAGCTGCCGGTATGTCACGAAACACAACTGAGTCTCATGCGTCAGTTTCTGACACTTTCCCATCCTGCTTGGAACGCATCCGCCCTTCCACGCGCCGCTTAACAGACTCGCGCCAGGCAGCCTCATCAGCCGCCTGAGCCGCTTTGTAGTCAGAAGCCGGCAAGGACTTTTCAAGTGCCGCGTAAACCATCTCCCGCAGCAACGCCGTAACTTTCTTGCCTTCCGCCACAGCAAGCTTTTCCGCCAACTTGTAGCGATGCGGATCCAAAAGCAGCTGGCAGTAATACTTGTTCCCGTGGTTCAGCGGCATGTGCGGCGGTGTACTCTGCTACACAGTAGCACAATGCGACACAGTAGTCCTACCACCGCACATCGTCATCAACGCGCTTGCGCCACGCATTGGCTTGGGCCACCCGCGCCCCACCCCTTTGCTTGGCACACCCTTTTCGTACATCCCGCGCCCACTCCAAAAAAGCGGCAGCCCGCTGCAAATCAGCCGTTTTCGCCGCACGAATTTCCCGATTTAGCCATTCGAGCACCAGCTCTCTTCCCGTGCGGGCTGGACTCATGAGACTACTTCTGAAACTCGCATCACCGACTGGGGCCGATGGTCAGGACAAAGCTCCAGTGCCTTCATCCGTGCGGTGAAAGCATCTGGAGCAACGATGAAGAGATCATGAGTACCACCGTGACGCGTGTGCATCCGAACGCGATACTCAAAATCTTCCTGGATCACTTGGCCTCTTGCCAGCTATCCCCGACCTTAGCTTCAGCAAGCGGCGGAATCTCGCCCAACCAACGAGCTTCAGCTTCCTCCATCACGGTTTGCAGCTGGAGCGCCCAGGTGTCTGCGTGTTCTTCGCGGACGAGCAAGATGATTTCGTCATGCACCACGCCGGCCAAACGCACCACGTCCTCCCCGTCGGCGTGGAGTAGAGGCCACAGTTTGCCGAGAGTAAGTTTGAGGACTGCAGCACCTGCCCCTTGGATTGGAGTGTTGCAGCGCGTGGTGAGTTTATTGTGCTCACCCGGTAGAAACCGCCGCAAGCCCGAGATGCGTATGCGGATAGATGGATTGTCCTTAGCCGCATCAGCAGCGCGAGCATTTTGCTGCTGCCATTGGGAGATGCCTTTATATGCAGCGTGGAACTTTTGCCGCACCTCCGCCGCCTCATCAAGATCCATCTGGATTCCGGTTGCGGCTGCGTAATTTCTGAGTCCTTTTGCGCCACTTCCGTATAACAATCCGAAGTTTGCCGATTTTGCGATCTGTCGTTGCTCTTTCGTAACCTCACCCGGCTCCACCCCATAAATCTGCACAGCAGTCATCGTATGCAGGTCTTCCCCCTGCTGGAACACCTGAGTCATTAAGTCATCCTGTGCTTCTGCCGCCGCAAGCCGCAACTCCATCTGCCCATAGTCAGCAACAACTAGTTTCCAACCAGTTGGAGCCTGTACTGCCAGACGAAAACGCGGATCACGCGGAATCTGCTGAAGATTTGGGGAAATACAACTCATCCTCCCAGTGTCAGCCCCAAGCTGCAAATAACTGGCACGAATAAATCCATCAGCCGAGTAATTCTTCAACAAAGTTTCCGCCATCTGCCGCCGCTTCTCTACTTTTTTCCATCGCAAATAATCAGCCACAACCTTGTGATCACCCACATATTCCTGGAGCGCCGAACGACTAGCACTGGGCTTCCCGTTCTTCATATCCATCGGTGGCTCACCAAGCAACGCGGTGAACTTCTTAAGTAACTGCGCAGGACTGTTTAAGTTAAAAACATTGGGGTCCGGCTTCTTACCTTTAGGCCCTGGCTTTGTTTGGTACAGCAACTTACCATCTAACCCCCTATAGAGCTTGTGTTCTAGCGGAAGTGCAGCATCAAAATCCTCAATAAACTTCTCACCAACCTCGACATTTTCAATATCCAAGTCTTCAATTAGCTGCTCCAGCATTTTCTTATCGAACGGCAATCCTGTGCGCCAAAGCTGCGCCATTGCGGGAAGCGCCTTGCACTCAAGCTCCCACGCTGGCATCAACGCACCAGTCGCCATCCGCTTAGTGATTTGTTCCCACAGCTGGGTCAACACCACCACATCTTTAGCCGCATATTCGATCTGCTCCACGCGCAGATCAGCCGACCAATCGCTCTTCTGCTCTTCCTTGGAGATGTCTTGGCCAAGGTAGCGATGCACAACGTGCTGGAGCCCGTGCTTCAAGTTCGGCAGGCCATTCGTCAGGATCCGGCTAGCCAACATCGAGCAATAAATCTTGCCCTCGGGATAGATCTCGTGCTCCTGCAACCAACCGAGGTCAAACACCGCATTGTGCGCCAGCCACTGCCTTGGAACGCTGCAGAACTCTTCGAGCGTGATCCAGTCCTCATCGCTGAAGCTCCAGCAGTCAAGAACCACGGGATCCTTCCCAAAGGTGGCCAACTGCAAAAGCCGAAGGCCACCGAACTTCGGCTGAAGCCCGGTGGTCTCAACGTCAAACGCGACGAAACTTGCGTCATCGAGCGTGGAGAGGTGCTCGATGCCTTGAAGGATTTTCATGCCTGGTAGGGCGTGTACCCTACTACTCTAGCAGGCTGTCAACCTCCCTGGCGGAACAGAGCACAGCCGCCGCGAGTGTCCCACCCTCGGGAAACCCAAGCAAACATCGCGCCTTCCAATGAATGCAGTTCTTGCATGGACCCCCATCCGGCTGGGGCTTGTACCCCTTACGCAGCCGCTCCATCCGCTCCTCTTCCCGCCCAGCGGGACTGGTCCGATAACACTTCATGCACAGCACTGGGTTAGTCGTTTGCGTCCCACAGCCTTGGCACGCCCTGCTGTTAATCGTGATGGCCATTACTCATCAACTTGATAAAAGGAACATTCGATGGCAAAAGTCCCACCAGCTTCCGGAACATCCAAGCTGCACTTCTTTTGCCACCAGTGCGCACAATCCCGACAAGTAATTTTCGTGCTGCGGATAATTGGCACCGCCACTGAAGCTTTTACTTGTGCAGCTCGCCGTGGAAGTTCCGGCCACAGATCCTTGTACGCCCTTCCTGTCCTGATTTGACTGACTGACTGTGGCACTACACCAAGCAAGCGAGCCAGCTTCACGTTGTCCCGCTGATCCGTAAGGATCAACTTGACCTCTTCCGGCGTCAGCTTCCTTGTCTCCAGTGGTTTGTTGTCCGACTTATGCGTTGGAACAACTTCCCGCTTGAGTTTCTTGTCGTAGTAAACATTCCATCTGTACCCACAACATTTACACCGGAAGCGATACGAGCGAATTGTCGACCCATTCCTCCAGTTGTACGTGTTGATGATTCTGCGAAAACTGTGAGTGCAATAGTTAGCCATTCCAGTGCCGAATAACTCCTGCGCAAATGAAAATGTTTGTGGTCATGTAGGCAAGCAGGATACAAAAACGCACCAGTGCAACCTGATCAGCGATCCGATTGTGCTGGTGCGCCTTCTCGCCCAACGCCTTGGCGACAATCCGCCACCAGTACCTCATCGGTTCTGGTAGGGCTCCGTTGCCAAAGTGTTAATCAAGCGGTTCAGATACCAGCGGGCTTTGCAGAAATCTTCGTAAGGATCTTTTTTCAGCCACGCCCGACTGACGTATTTAATGACCTGCCACTGCAAGCCACCAACTACAGCATCTGGAGCGTGCCTTACCCAATCCTCGATCACGTCGATTACCTCGACGCTTCCAGCCGTGTAATGACTGGGCTGATTTACTGGATCGCTCATCCTTTAGAAGCTTGAACAGCAGTGTCGCCGTGATAGCGACCAGTAACCGAGTAGCTTTTGCCGGGCAGCATCGACATTTTGTGGAACACAATCTGTGCGATACGCATACCGGGCCAAAGCGGAACAGCGTGCAAGGATCTAGCGTTTTGAAGTTCTAGCGTTAGCCGCCCTTTGTACCCGGGGTCGATGTACCCGGCAAGAAGATGCTCAATCCCCTCCCTGGCACGACTCGACTTAAGCGCCAGCTGCCCAGCGACACAATCCGGGAGGTCGAACTCCTCCAACGTCTCCGCGAGCACGAATTCATGCGGCTGGAGCATGAACGGATCTTCCTTCGTATGCCCAGCAATGCTGAAAGGAAGTAAAGCAGGAACCTTCGGCTCTTCTACCAGCAGATTCTCACCGAGTCTCACATCGAGACTGGCGGGATTCACCAACTCCTGGAGAAACGGCGAGACCAAGCCCCGCCGCGCCAGGTTGTGGATCTCATGATCACACAAGATCGCCATCAGTCAGCCACCACAACGGCAGCAGGCTGCTGGAGCTGAACGTTTTTCCACGTCTTGCCCCACTTGATGCAGTTAATTGTGGTGACGTGAACGCCAAATTCGCGGGCAATCTTGGCCACAGACTTCCCACCATCAGCCAACTGGCGCTTGATTTCCAGCACCTTGGCCTCCGTCAGCACCGCCACCCCACGCTTGCCCTTGCGGCTGGACTTACGAGTCTTACTTTGAGACTTGACCTTTTGTACGTCTGATGTACGTACAAGCTTCTCGCCAACGGGCAGGGGGATGGTCTGCTTGGGCTTGGTCAGATCCAGCTGAACGTGCTGGGACGTTTCCAAAGCAAAGCGTGCTGCTTCGAGTGCTTTGGAGATTTGATCGAACTGGGATTCAGAGAGGACGTACATGCTCATGAGTAAGAACGGGTGCAGTGTAGTAGGGGATGGTCAGTTTTGAAGCTCCAGCTTGATGGCTGCCTGGAAATAGCCGGCCACCTTGAGGCGGCGGTAAACAGAACCGCCCTCCTCGCTTTGCTTGTTTTCGATGGCGTCGTAATCACGACGGGCTTCCTCCAGGGAAGCCATGGTCTCGATATTGAGCATGTTCAGCTCGCTATCGGACAGCTCGGACAACTTATCGAGGTACACCAGCTTCCCGCCCAGCAGATAGGAGCGGTAGAAGGGCACCATTGAAGTTTCAGTCATTCGTGTTGGATCAAGTTCAGCCGAAGTAGAGGCGGCGCTTCTCTTCGACCCAGGCATCGTACTCAGCAGGATCAGCAAACCTGTGCTTAAACACGTCCGGCACTTGCGTTGAGGGCTTGCGTGGGACGTTGCGAAGCTCCCGCAAGTCGTTGTTGTTGTACCCCCTGGATTGGCGGTAGTAGTCGGCGTACCAGTCAGTCATGCGAAGTAGTTGGGATCTTGCTGGCGTATCCGGGTGAGATCCGTGAGTCTCAACTTGAGAATCTCGTGGATCGCCAACTGTGCAAGTCGGGTGGAGCTGATGGTGTCGCTGGTGGCGAACACGTAGATGAGGTGACGGTAAAGCTGGGTCAAGGTGCGAACCCGGACCCAGTGCGTATCCCCCGGTATGGGCTCTAGACCTACTTCCCAGTCGTCGTAGTCGTCCTGGTTACGTAGGTCACGAGCTTCAGACGTCCCAATCAGACGTGTCGAGTGGAGTCCAGTCGTCGACCCGATCTGTGAGCATGGCCCGGAGTTCGGCATCTGTAGCTGGAATCAAGTCTTCATCTGAAAAGTAGAGGGTGCCTCGGCACAGGGCAGGCCCCCACTCGGCTGGCTCGAAGGCGGTCTGCGCATAGCGCACCACCATGTCGTCAACAACGGCATCGACCACAAGATGGTCGCCTTCAAAGCGCAACTCTTCAATGCTTTGTACCTGGCTCACTTGACCTCCTGTGCAGTTTCGCTGGGAAGCAGGGACTCCATCCACTGATCCCACGACATTTTCAAGAATTGCTCCAGCTCAACCAAGCGCTCCAGCTGCTTCTCTTCGTAGTTGGTGTTGAGACCAAGCCCTTGGTAGCGGATGATCTGCACCTGGAGCGAGTGCCTGGCATGGCCGACGGCGTAGTACCAAGGGCTTAGGTCGGTGTTGGAGACCTTGGCTTGGAATGGTTCGTACATTGTTAATCAGTAATGGAGGGCTCGCCTTGGCGGGCTTGCCCTTAGTGTTGCACAGAAACAGCCCGACCGCAAGGCCGAGCTGTTGCTTTTCTTCACAACCGCAGCGGCTTGGAGCTGGCTACGCTTTCGCCCTAGACCTTTTTTCGAGGGCTAGGCGGTCCAGTAGCAGCCGGCTGCGGGAAAAAAGGTGGGCACCGCGTGAGGACCCACCACCGGCTACCTATTCAGGCAGCGGGATCAGCTGCCACTGCACCACGTCGCCGTCGAAGTCTTCCCATGTGTCGCAGTTAGTCCAGCCACCTGCACACATCGGGTGGTGCATGGCCGGATACCAGTCGGAATCCACTTCCTTGACCCAGTACCAGCGTTCTGGAATTCGATCAGTCATTACATAAAAATTTTTATGTTAGGTACGAAAGCTAGTCGTACCAGGGGATTTGGGGTGGATGGCCCAAGCGTAAGACGCCTCAAGGACGTACAGAGGCTTGGGCTCTATCGCATCAGATTCTACTCTTGCACACCTAAGGCTTCTGGCTCGTATTGCGTGAGGACGCAAACGTCAGCGCCTTGGCGGAGAGCCGTGCCAACGATGTAGGCGAACTGCTTCGGGGCGTCGTCGGACTCCTCGATCTGGTACTCCTCCACCTCGTAGGCCATGCCCTTGCGGTACCAGGAGACCCGGACCACGGCGAGCAGCTCGTAGGGGATGTCACCGACGTTGTACCCCAAGGTGGGCTTCCTAGGGCGTTTCGGCTGGGGCGGTTCCGGCTTCACTGGATCTCTCCAAAACACCCACGCAGCAACCCGCATGAGCCCTAGGAAAAAGTTAGGCGGGGTGAACTGGCCCATCAGTCCCACATCCGTGCGGCTTCCTGCATCAGCTGATCCAGCTCGTCAGGAGTGCGTTCTTCCCTTGGGGAGGGTTCAAAAACCTGTCCTTTTATGTCAGATCCATTGGTATGACTGGGAAGTAAATCGGGACACGGGGTAGGGGTGTCCTCTTTTGCTCCAGTCTCTCCATCAAAAGAGGACACGCTTAGGGGCTGTCCTTTTTTACTTTCCAGTCCCTGACTGGGTTTTCCCAATTCAGGACACTTATTCACACACATATCACGCGAGAGAACAGCTTGGTACAAATTGGAAGGTCTGGCACCAGAGGAGGTCTGACCGACCACCTCAACCAACCCCCTCGAAACAAGCCTCTGGAGCGCCTTGCCGATAGCGGCCACACTTCCACCGCACAACGCATCCGCAGCGAGGTCAGAGCGGCTTAGAGAGCGCGGGTACGCAGCCCTAAGGCGCTGGAGCACCCGATCAACGATGGAAGCGGGACTGGCGCTGTCGGTATCGAGCTCCACGTAGTCCGCGAGCGAGAAGGTCAGGTCGCTTTCGAGCTTCATCAGGAGCTTGGAGCCATCACGACCAGCTCTGGACTTCTCCACGGTGATGAGGCGAGCGTTGTAGCCCGTCTGCTCAACCTGTTTTTTGTCAGGCCGGCGGAGCCCCCACACCTCATCCACAGCGTCCCGAATGGCAGTGGAACCCCGAAACCCGCCGGTCTTGTTGGCGTGGTGGATCAGCAGGATGGTGCAAGCCGGGAACATGCGGCCGTTGTTGTTGGCTAGCCAGTAGATCGGGCTTGCAAACTCCTTCTTGTTTTCGTCGAACGCCGAACCCCTGCTACAGCCAGTGATCGAGTCAATGATCACAAGCTTCGGCTGGTGCTTCTCGATCAGCTTGACGAAGCGGTAGTACCAGTTCAGGTCCCACCCCATCACCACCGTCACGGGATCCGACGGCTGGAACTCAAGATCACGAAGCTGTTGTTGAACCTGCACTTCGGATTGGTCGCCGTTGAGGATCAGAACGGGACCGGCTTCCACTGGAACGAGATCACCCCGCACGGAGAACGGAATCCCACGGGCAACATGCTTGGCAATGGTCCACGCCGACATGGATTTGCCATCACCACCAGCGCCGTGAATCATCACGGTGCCAGGGCAAGGCAGCAGATCCGGGATGAGGTACTCGAACTTCAGGTCCTTATTCAGCAAGCTGTCCATCGCCATCTCGTCATCTTGCTGCTCGAACTGCATCTGAGCGATCAGCAACCGCTCCAGCGCACCAGCGTCCCGATAACCAGCTTCCAAGGCGAGCACGTTCATGGCGTGCGCGGCTTCCGCCGGGTTTTGAATCTGCTGGATCTCTTTCGCCCGCTTAATAACTTCGGCGTAGGTGATGACAACCTGCCGAATCCGGGTGACGTTATCCGCCTCAACACTTTCAACAACCTTCCGCAGATCTTCCGAAAGCCACATGCGACCCGGAAGCTGCTGGTCCGCCATCCAAAAAAGCGTTCCGAGGCTGACCGGTCCTTTGCGAAAGGACTTCCAGACCTCATCGCAGGGATTGCCGTCTGCCCAATCCTGAAAAAATTCGGGGTCTTCCGCAGACCAAGCCGACCAAAGCGTCAAACCAAGGTCAGTCGGCAGTTCCGAGTGGATCGCCATTCCCACCTTGACCCAGTGATCGCGGCTGCCACTGCCCTGACCTGGAATGACCTTCAGCGCCGACTGAATGATTTCGGCAACTTCAGCTGGATCACGATCCGAGAAATCCAGCGCCTTGCGGTTCTTGATGAAACCGCCGTCCTGGATCTCCTTACCGGCGTGATCACGCATTTCGGCAAGCAACCACTCGGGGGCGTCAGGAATCGCCTCCAGGTCCCCTTCAAAGCCGTACTGCCCTTCTGGTGCCTTCCCATCACTGGAGCCCGGATAAGCCCCGTAGATGACGCCCTGACGGCCCCAGAGCACCTCGTAACCAGCGCCGGTATCCGACAGCCCAAAACCCTTCACCGAGCCCCACAGGGCCTCAGGGACGCGGAAGAGGTACTTAGCGGCGTTCGCCTTGGTCGACGTAACGACTGGAGCACCCTCCAGCGACTCGCCCCACTTTTTCTTGAGACGGCTGAGATTCCGATCCACGTCGAGAATCACGAGTCCCATGCTGCGACCGCCCGTAAAGACGCCCACCGCCTGGAACACATCAGGCTTGCGCTCGATCTGGAGCGCCACATCCGACGGCGCCATCACCTGATGGTGGCTGCGCTCTAGCGGCGTCTTGCCTTTCGAGATTTTCCCGGACTGGATCGCCTGATCTTTGGCGTAGATCGGTGCATACGCCATCCCCACAGGCAGCTGGCGCACAAAAGCCAGCAAGTCCTGCGTCTTACCTTGCGACATGTTAGACTCACACATGAGAATGTTCACCACGCCCCGCAGCTTGCGCTGTAGGGGCGTTTTCTCATGGTAGCCATCAGGTCAAGGCCGTGTTACTGTGTCACTCGTTGGCACTCCAGCCGACCACACCAAACACCTACAAAGATGGCTTTCCTTTCAAAATCCGCATCTGCAAACGTCAACGGCGGCAACAGCGGCGGCGGTTACCTCAGCCTCAGCAAGCTTCCCGATGGTGGATCCGTCCGCTTCGCCCTACTCACTGACGAACCTCTGGAGTTCTACGAAGCCTGGGGCGCAGCCAACGGCGCTAACAAGCCCTTCCGCTTCGACTTCGAGCCCACCTACGAGGACGTGGTTGCCGAAATGGGCGAGTTTGAGCCCCGCGAAGGACGCGGCGGCCCTGGAACAGCAGACGTGAAGTTCGCCATCGCCTGCCCGGTTTACAACTACGAGTCCGGCAAAGTCCAAGTTCTGCAGATCACGCAAAAGTCGATCCTCAAGGAAATCGACCAGATCTCCCAAATGGAGGACTACTCCAATCTGCTGGAGTGGGACTTCACGATCAGCAAGAAAGGCAGCGGCCTCACCACCGAGTACACCGTGCGCCCAGTCCCCCGCAAAAAAGGCAGCCAAGAACATATCGACGCCGCTTGGATCGAGGCCAAGGCCGAGGGCTTTGACATTTCACGCCTCCTTTCAGGAGGGAATCCCTTTAAGGCAGCCTGATGGAAACAGCTGATTTTCTAGAGCGAATCGCTGTAGAGCTTCATGAAATCCACACGACAATTAACTGCCGTATGGATGTACTTGATGACGTTTTTGTACCGGATGGCGATTCAGTTCAGTGCTGTGTATGCCGTTTCGGTTACTTTGAGCGTCCGACTCCTACCTCGATAGCCAAGTTTGGATTGTGTCGTAGGTATGCGCCACGTCCGACAGACGAACCGCACAGTATGCAGTGGCCTTCTGTGCGTCCGACTGATTCTTGCGGGGATGGTCAATTACGCCCAGGCGCTTATTGATACGTGAGCCCCCAACAACTGGGGGCTTTTTCCTAGCCAGAACAGCTTTTACTGGTACTATGAGAGTGGGAAAAACTATTCAAATGGCCTCCAATACGCAAGACACACTGGCATCACTGCGTAAATGGAGGCTGGAACAAGACAACTCTGGCCCCTTCCGGGTCTACCGAGACATCAACGGCAATATCTACCATAGTGTTACACACATCCTAAAGGAAACAAGCGACAAAACCGGGCTGGAGCGCTGGGTTGCTCGCCTCGGCGAGGCCGAGGCTTCACAACAAAGAAATGTTGCAGCCACCAGAGGCAACATGGCCCATTCACAGGCCGAATACCTCCTCAAGACAGCCCAACAACTGGCACGTTCCACCGCCAACAAGCGCAACAGTATTCGCTGGGACGACAACGGCCTAGCCCGCCTCCCCACGCCCATCACCCAATGGGCACTCAAACGAGTCCGCCCCAACGTCCCCCGAGTTGGCTGGAGCGCTTCCGGCTACGCCCGCAGCCTCTCCGACTGGATCGCCGAAAACGTCACCGAGATTTTCGCGTCCGAATTCTCCATTCATCACCCCGCCGGTTTTGCTGGAACCTGCGACGCCCTGATCGGCCTCAAAAACAACGAACTGGTACTAGCGGACTGGAAAACCAGCGTCGCCCGCAAAACCAAGACCGCCGAAGACGGACTGGAGCGCCTCCCGCCCGGCCATTCATACATCGACCAATGCGGCGCCTATTCACTGGGCCTCACCCACCTCACCGGCCTCAAACCAACTGGAGCAGCCATCGTCCTGGCACGCCGCTGCGGCGCCCCCAACATTCACACCATGACGCGGGCAGAACTAGACGAGGCTGAGTGCTCGTTCCTCGCACGAGTGGAACAGTATTTCTCGGGCCTAAAGGCCCTCGAAAACGCCATTCAAGAGCCTGCCTGAAAATCCATTCATGACTGGAACGCCATTCATGTATTGTTTCGGCTATTCATAATCTCAATACTTGGCATGTATTGGGAATCCTGCTAATACTTCCTCCCATAACGGGAGATCCGCTGGGGCGCGGTTGGTGCTCAGCCTTGCGGGTGTCTTGTGGTGCGCCTCGTGAGTCTCACTGAGAAGGGGAATGAGAATCGTTCTCAAGCCAAGGCACAAAAAAGGGCTCCCGTAGTGGGAGCCTGCCTGGAGCACTAACGGATCGTGACGGTAGCGGTCCCGTCGATTGGAACCCCCAACCGGTAGGCAGCCCCCGCAGAAAGGTCAATTGATCCGCAGTCACAACGGTCTGTGACTGGAACCGTTAGCACTCTGCCGCGGTGCTCAACCCTCAAGCGGGTCCCGCACGGTAACCAAGGGTGAGCCGCGCTGATCCCCCAGTGCTGGTACGTTTGCCCACAAGCGGTCGTGCGGCCGTGGTAGTAGGGGTGATAAACCGTCGCGGTAACTTGCCTGGCTTCCACTGGAGCGTGGGTCGCTGCGATCAACCACAAAAGTAGGACGCGCTTCATGCTGCCTCCTTGCGTGAAGGCTGGCGCTTACCGGCATCGCTCCGCCGCTTGCGTGGCGCTCCTGGTGTGGGTTTCGTCCGATTAGCTGGCGCCTTAACGGGTTCGGGTGTGCGCGAAAAAACTCCCGTAGCTTGTGGAAAAAGTTCCGCAGGGATGTCAGCTCCGCCGTTCAACTGCTGGCACGCCCGCCAGTAGGGCACAAGCTCGCGCCATACCTGGAGCGGGCCTTCCTTGCCGTGGGCTGCCTGCAGGGCCAGCAAATCGGCCCAATCCGAAGCCTCAATGCTGGAGCGTTCAACCGCCCAGCGCAGGTCTCTTAGGTGGCGCTTCTCAAGGCGCAGCGCTTCGCGCTCAGCCTCCCTGGCGTCTTTACGGTCTCGCTGACTGGTGAACATAGGCTAGGTGTGCCGTACCCTGCAACAGTAGCGCAACAGTCAACCGGCGCCGACCGTTTGAAGAAGTGTAACAGTAGGAAGGGTTACGGCTGGTGCTGCTGCCATGCTTGGGGCTGATCACCTAGGGAGACGATCCCACCATGGCCAACGACTTCACCACCACCCGCAAGTTGAGCCAGGCAGACCCTGCCTACCAACAGCTGGAGCAAACCCACACCGACGCGTGCAAGGCTGTTCACGATGCAGCGGCCAAACCTCGCAACCTGACATACAAGCTGCAGCGGTTGCTCCTGGCGCGTGATGCCGTCTCGCACTATGCCACCGAGACGGAATGCACCGATCCCGATCAGGACAATTTCCTGGAGCAAACCACGGCAAACCATGGGGAGACGTGGTGCGGGATGTTCAACGCTGCAGCCGACGACATTAACGAGATGATCTACGCGCTGTGCGCCACGATCACGCAGCAACGGCTGGAACACGAACAGCTGATCGCCGCCCGTGATGCTGCCCGCGAGGCCAAGCAAGCCCGTTGGGAAGAACTGGAACGCCAGCCGGTTGACTGATTTGCTACTGTTGCACACAAGCCACACCGAGGCACTCATGGCAACTATCAGCATCAACACCAACAGCGGCCCGTTAGAGGTTCCCGCTAAGTGGCTGGGGCAACACCTAGCCGTAACGCCGCCGGTGAAGGCTGGGGCGCCCATTCAATCGCGCGGCCAATGGGTGATCACGCATGCGGCCACGGGTTTCAGCTGCGGCACCGTGCTTTGCAGCCAAAAAGCCGCCATTCAACTGGCACGCGATTGGGATGCCCGCTTCGGACTGATCAGCACACCCGCAGACGTCAAGGGCTGGCCGCATTCAAAGGACTGGGGCCGGGCCATTCAAGCGATCAACTGCCCGTGGCAGGTTGACCATTCATCAGACGATGATGCGGGCAGCACTGAAACGGCGCTAGTCCTAGCGGCCCGCGCTGGAATCCCCATCGATCAGGCGGGTGCGGCGCCCCGCGTGTTCTGGCGCGGCCAGTGGTGGCTCCCGCCTACAGACGGGATGCTCGAGAGCTGGACTTTCGATTCTGTGTGCGAAACACCGGACGGCCGCACAGTGGAACCGGATCATCCTGAGGCCTGGCTAAGCATCCTGCGGCTAGTGTGACACTGTGTAACGCGGGCACCCTAACTTGGTGCCCTTCCGGTGCTAGTGTTGCACACGAAAGCCAAACCACGGCAAACCATGATCACTCAAGTGAAGCTCACGGCCCGCTCGAGCAACCGCAAGACGGGACCGATCGCCACCACGATGAGCTCGAGCGATACGTGCCCGAGCACCTGCCCCTTCAATAATGGGAACGGTTGCTATGCGGCCGGCGGCCCAACTGCCATCCATTGGCGCAAGCTTGACCGCCGCGAGACCGGCACACCCATAGGAGATTTTGGCCACCAGTTAGCTGATGCCAAACTGGCTCCCGGCTCACTGCTGCGCTGGAATGTAGCGGGCGATCTGCCGCACCACGATGGCACGATCAACCTACCGGTGTTGCAGCAGCTGGTAGGCACCATGGTATGGGGCGCCAAACTGCGGCCTTTTACCTACACGCACCACGTGCAAACTGTCGACAATTTGGACGCGGTCAAGTGGTGCAACGGTTCCGGGTTTACGGTCAACCTCAGCTGCGATTCTGAAGCGCAAGCCAGCCGGCGGCACCGTGAGGGTTTCGCTGCTGTGTGCGTGGTGCCATCGGATGATGACCGCAAGTCTTGGCAAGACGAGCACGGCGTGCGCTTTCAAACCTGCCCGGCACAGCTGAAAGACGGGATTACCTGCCAAACCTGCCAGCTGTGCACAAAAGCCGACCGGGCTTGTGTGGTGGCCTTTCGCTCCCATGGCGCAAGCCGTAAGCGGGTTGATCAACGACTGGCGCAAGTGTGACCGCTACGCGATCGATCAACGGCCCGGCCTTAGCGCCGGGCTTTTTGCTGCGCGGCCTGCGGCCGCTTGCAAACGTGAGAGCGTATCATACGGCTAGCGAGTTTGTGACTCTAACCGTGCCGGAATCCGAAGGCCAGGAAGTACAGAAGCCTACAACTGTGGCCAACGATGAATCAAAGCGTTGGCGTGGTGGTAAAGGTTCTGAGCTTCGGATGGAGGAGCGGATGAACTATGCCTACAGCTTGCTGCTGGAGGGAAATACGCGCCGCGCCAATGCCCAATTAATCGCCGATCGCTTCGGTGTGTCAATTCGCACTGCGGATGCAGACATCACCCGCGCGATGGAGATTCTCCGGACAGAGAATTCTGAAGGCCGTGATTCAATCCTGAACCAAGTGCTTGCAATGCGTCTGGCTACCGCGAAACGTGCGATGAAGCGCGGTAACTTCCAAGTGGTGGCGCATCTACTTGACTCGATCGGCCGGGCCGCTGGTGAGAATTCGCAGGAGCAAGCCGCATCCGCTGCCCCCACGCTGAATATCACCGTGGAAGACAAGCGCCAGGGCTAGCCATACGGCCGATAGTGTGCAACAATGGGAGAGTAAGCCAACCCCGCTACCCTATGTCTTCTCGCATCCTCACCCTGGCCGCAGTGCTCACCGCTTGCGCGGTGCTCGCTATGGGCGCCGACAATTCAAAACGACTGGCACAGTGCGAGTCTGGCGGCCGCTCCGCTGTTGAGTGCCGTCTGCTGGTGCTCGGACGATAGCGTCACAGCCGACTAGTACATCTGCTCAAATACGTCCGAATTGGGGTACTTTTGTACTACCCTAACGGGCACAATTTCGCCTAGATTGGCGGAGCACACCTAGGGAAACCATCCCATGCGAGTTCCAACCACCGCTCAGGTCGCCACCAGGCTTGAACAGTACGCCCGCACTATCGCGCCAGCCGTAGCCCTAGTGCTGGCCGCTGTAGTACACACCTACTGGCTGGGCTACCGCCTAGGCCGCTGGCTGCACAGTACAAATGACCTACTGGCGCAGCACTGGCCGACGCGCCCGGCCAACAGTACACCCGAACCACTGGAGGAGATTATCGTCGAGACTAAAACTGTTGTACTAGTCGAGGACGTGCATAGCCTGCGCGCGCAGGGCCTGACGCAGCGAGCCATAGCGGAGCGCCTAGGTGTATCCCGGACGACCGTGAGACGCCGCCTAGCCGCTGCTATGTGACACAGTAGCGACCCCTAGCAGACCGGCCTTCCCAGGCCCGTTAGGGGTCTCTCACAGCTGTAGTACACGTGAACCAGATGGGGGCAGGGTTCAGCGCTGCTCAGCGTGGGACATTGCCTAGGGAACCTACTGACACATTCTCAATTCCCTCTTCTGTACTACACCGGGGGCAGGGTTGCGATTCCTGTAATACCCTAGAAGGTACCCATACCCCAAAAAATGCCCGATTCTGCTGGAGCACTCACCCTTCGCTACGCCCAAGGCGAAGTGTTCTCCAGCCAAAAACGCTTCAGAGTATTGGTAGCTGGCCGGCGATTCGGCAAAAGTTACCTGTCATGTATCGAGTTATTGCGTGGGGCGATCGAAAGGCCGGGCGAAACCTTTTTCTATGCCGCCCCTACATACCGAATGGCGAAAGACATTGCTTGGAAAGTCCTGAAACGCCTGGTCCCGAAAGCCTGGATCAAATCAAAGAACGAAACGGACCTCAAGATCGAGCTGGTGAACGGCTCAACCATCGAACTGAAGGGCACTGAAAATGCCATGGCCCTGCGAGGCAGAAGCCTCGCTGGCGTGGTGCTCGACGAAGCCGCCTTTATGGACGCAGAAGTCTGGTTCGAGGTAATCCGCCCCGCCCTCGCGGACAAACAAGGCTGGGCATTGTTCATCTCCACCCCGGACGGCACGGCTAGCTGGTTTTACGAACTCTGGCAATACGCGGATAGCGGCGACAAGGACTGGAGCCGCTGGCAATTCACGACGATTGACGGCGATAACGTCCCACCGGAAGAAATCGAGGCCGCTCGCGCCCAACTCGACCCCCGCACCTTCCGCCAAGAATTCGAGGCCAGCTTCGAGAATCTCAGCGGTCTCGTCGCAGTCTCATTCGGCGACGACAACATCGACAAACAAGTCCAAGACCTCCCCGTCCTACCCCTCCTGCTTGGAGTGGACTTCAACGTGGACCCAATGAGCGCAGTCTGCGCAGTCAAAAAGGGCGACGTTCTCTGGGTCTTCGACGAGATCATCATGACCGGTGGCGCCACCACTTGGGATCTCTGCGAAGAAATCCAAACCCGCTACGGCGTGGAGCGCCGAATTATCGCCTGCCCCGACCCCACAGGCGGCGCCCGCAAAACCAGCGGCGTTGGCGCCACGGACCACAACATCCTCCGCAAATCCGGCTTCACAGTTTCCAGCCCCCGCAACCCCTGGAAAATCCGCGACAAGATCACCTGCGTCAACACCGCGCTGCTTGATGCGACTGGAACCCGCCGCCTCTTCATCCACCCGCGCTGCAAGGAGCTAATCAAATCCCTCCGCACCCTCACCTACTCCCCTGGAACGGGCCTCCCCAACAAAAACCTTGGCGTAGACCACGCATTTGACGCCCTTGGTTATCTATGCCTACAAACCTTCAACTTGGCCAAACCAGAGAGTCTGGGCAAAACGTCTTATCGTGTGTGGTAACAGCTGAAATACCGTGGCCAAAAAGCCGACTAAAGCCCAAAAAAAGGTCGCCAAGGTCATGCGTGAGTACGGCAAAGGCGAACTCCACTCGGGCAGCAAAAAAGGCCCTGTGGTGAAGTCCCGCAAACAGGCAATCGCCATCGCCATGAGCGAAGCCGGCATGGCAAAACCCAAAAAAAACCACCAAAAAAGGTAAGAAATAATGGCAAAACGCGGCCTTTACGCCAATATCGCTGCAAAACGCAAGCGCATCGCAGCTGGCAGCGGCGAAAAAATGCGCAAACCTGGCACAAAAGGTGCTCCCACCGCTGCTGCTTTCAAAGCAGCCGCCAAAACCGCCAAGCGACCTAAAGGTCGCAAATAACCCGGAGATAAATCATGGCTGCCAAAGCAATTACCGCCAAGGACTACTTCACCAACATCGTCGAATACACCGGCGCGAATCTCACCGCGCTAGATGACTGGATGGAGGTTCCTGCCCAATCCTCTAGCTACACATTTGCGGCCACAGTTACCGGCGGCGCCAACTTCAAGCTGGAGTTGGAGTGCAGCTTCAACGGCAACGGCAACTGGTTCACGCTTGATACCAGCAAAACTATTAACTCCAGCGGTCAATACGTCTACTTCTACGACGGCAAACCTGCCGCCAAGATCCGTATGCGTATTTCTGAAGTCAGCTCTGGAACGCCCACTGTTGTCCCTCACATTGCAGTCGCGTATCACGGCTAATGGCAATCCAAACAGTAAATGGGGGCTGTGTTCACATCGAAATTGATGCTGAAGACGGCCTCACCCATGCCACATTCGTCTTCAAATCTCCCCAAAACCCCGAAATCCTCGGCGGCTTTGTATCAATGCTTGCCCAAGGCATTGAAGTGCTAGTTCCTATTTCAGATCCCGACGACGAGGAAGACGACGATGATTAAGTGCCAAAATAGGTACAAAGTAGGAGCCTAGCCGTGGTCTACAGCGCCAATATCCCGCCAACTGGAGCTGTAGTCAGCGAATCTCCCTTCGTCCGCAGCCTCGAAGTAATCGGCATGATGCCGGACTGGGGCGTAATGGCAGCTGTCACACGCGGCACGAACTACATCCGCGACATGAGCGAGACCTATCTCCCTCAGGAACCGCGTGAAGACGACGACGCATACCAAACCCGTGTAGACCGCAGCGTCCTCAGCCCCTACACCAGCCGCCTGATCGAAACCGCCGCTGGTGCCATCCTCCGCAAACCAATCCACATCGAGGGCGACCCTTACTGGCTGGAAATTGCGCAAAACATCGACGGCCTCGGCTCTAACATCAACGAATACGCCCGCCGCGCCCTAGTAAGCAGCCTCACCTACGGCCACAGCGCCATTTTGGTGGATTATCCGGCAGCAACTGAAGCCCGCAATCTGGCCGAAGAGCGCGCCATGGGCCGCCGCCCCTACTTCGTCCACGTCGATGCCCCCCAGATCTGGGGCTGGCGCAAGGAATCCGGCACCAACCGCCTGCTACAAGTCCGCATCCACGACTACGACGTTCGCCCGCTGAACGAATTCGGCGAAGAACAGGTTGAGGAAATGCGCGTCATCTACCCCGGCCGCTACGACCTCTACACACTGGGCCAAGAACTGGTCGAGTTCACCGCCACCGGCGGCTACAGCCTCGACGAAATCCCCCTAGTCCCGATCTACAGCAACCGCCGTGGCCTGCTGGTGTCCCAGCCCCCACTGCTGGACATCGCCAACCTGAATATCACGCACTACCAACGCCAGGCCGACCTTATCCATGCCCTCCACATCGCGGCCATGCCCACCCTCGTCCTAGAGGGCTGGGACGACACGACGGGTTCAGCAACGATGGGCGTCAACTACGCCATCGCCATGCAACCGGGCAACAAGGCGTACTACGTACAGGCCGACGCCACCAGCTTCGACGCCCAGATGCAAGAACTCCAAGCACTGGAGGGCCAAATGTCGACGCTTGGCGTCACCAAACTCTTCGGTCAAAAGTTTGTCGCCGAGTCCGCCGAGGCCAAGCGCATCGACCAAGCCCAGAGCAACAGCGTGCTCTCGATCATCAGCCAAGAACTGGAAAGCGCCCTCCAACAAGCCTTCGGCTTTGCCGCCCAATACGTCGGCATGGAACCGCCTGAAATCACAATCGACCGCGATTTTGACTACTACCGCTTGATCGGCCAAGACGTATCTGTACTGGCACAGCTGAACCAGATGGGCAAGATCAGCGACGCGATGCTGCTGGAGATCCTGCGTCGCGGCGAAGTGTTGCCTGACAACATCAATGTCGAGGACGAAATGGAAGCGGCTGGGCTACCAGCAACCGCAATCACCGAAGAGGCAGAAACAACCGAGGAGGAAGGACCAGACCTGTCTTCTGAAATGACGCCTGATCGCGTGGATCGCCTGATCGAACTGCTGTCCCGCTGATGGCTACCCCAACCGAGCAGCTAACGCTCGCCCAAGTCACCGCACTGGTACGCCTGACGCAGCGTGTCGATGCAATTAACACGATCCACGCAGGCGACGGCCCCCCACACGCCACACTCGGCACCGACGGCGACTGGTACATCAATCTCGACCCGCTCACGATTTACGGCCCCAAAACTGACGACGACTGGGGCGAAGGTTTTGAGCTTGTCACGCGCACACAGGTAAGCGGACTAACCGTTGGCGGGGCACTCCCCGGTGGCGCCGGCACGGCAGCAACGATTGCCATCGGCACCACAACGACAGGCGACGCCGGCACCGAAGCCGCCGTCACAAACGTTGGTACAGAATCCGCCGCCGTTTTCGACTTTGTTATCCCGCGCGGTGCAACAGGCGCGACAGGCTCCACAGGAGCTACCGGACCCGAAGGCCCCCAAGGTCCGCAGGGCGAACAAGGTATCCAGGGATTAACGGGTCCACAGGGCGAAACAGGTGCGCAAGGACCCCAGGGCATCCAAGGTATTCAGGGCGAGCCGGGTCCCCAAGGTGAGCAGGGCCTACAGGGCGAGACAGGCCCCCAAGGCCCACAAGGCGATACAGGTGCCACTGGCGCCCAAGGCCCCCAAGGCGAGCCTGGCACCGCCGCGACCATAACAATCGGCGCCGTCACAACCGGCTCGGCAGGCAGCAATGTCGTGGTCACTAACAGCGGCAGCAGCACAGCAGCGGTCCTCAACTTCACGATCCCCAAAGGCGACCAAGGAGATCCAGCTTCAACTAATGATGGAACGTATTAACTCTTCTCTTGTAAACTAAAAGCGTCCATGTAACACACAACTGTGCCTGAAGAACAGCAAGCACCAGTGACTCCTGTGGAGCCTGTTGCCCCTCAGCCTGTGGCTGAAAGCTCCGATCTGGCCGCCCAACTCGAAGCGCTTCGTGCGAAAAACCAAGAGTTGATCGCCGAACGCCGAAAAGACCGCGAGAACCGCGAAAATCTACAGAAACAAATCGAAGACCTGCGCATCGCACAGGAATCCGCCCAAACAGCAAAGCTAGCCGAGTCAGGCGAGTTCAAAACTCTCTGGGAACAAGCCCAAGAAACAGTCGCCGACCTCAAGCAAAGACTGGCAGCAAAAGAATCCGAAGTGGAACAAATCCGCCAAGGATTTACACAAGAACAAGTGAAATCTGCCGCGATAGCACAACTATCGCAAGCTGGTGCACTGGCACCCGATCAGCTGTATCGTTTACTTCAGGAGAACCTACGCGCTAAAGAAGGACAGCCTGTGGCTGTTGTCGGCGGCGTGGAAGTTCCAGTTGGTGAATACATCGCCAACTTGAAAAACCCCGGCAGCGGTTACGAGCATCATTTTGCAGCTACAAACCGCGCTGGCATGGGTGTTACGGGTAGTGCCCGCAATACCTCCCTCCCCGGCCAAGCCAACCCCTGGTCTAAGGACAGCTGGAACGTCACTCAGCAAATGCTGATGCTGAACAGCGATCCCGACAAAGCCCGGTTGTTGAAAGCTGAAGCCGGCCTCTAGCCCCTGTGGGGCAACCTCCCCAACCTTGACTCCACTGGAGCTACCCAATGTCTGCTTCTAACAGCAACTTCGGGGGAACTTTTCTCTCGAACCTTGTAACTCGTCCCGAGTTTCTTCAGTACACCGCTGAGGGAATTTTCGAGCAATCGAAGTGGGTCCAAAGCGGCATCATCCAGCGCAACGCTGCCCTTGATGCTCGTGCTGGCGGCACCCGCGTGCGCGTGCCCTTCTTCGACCCCATCGCGCCTTCCGAGACCCAGATCCTGTCCACCTCCACTTGGAACGGTGGCCTGGGTTATCTGACCGCCCAGAACGTCACTGCCGACGAGCAGATTATGACGATTCTGCATCGCGGCTTCGCCTACGCCGCAGACGACCTCAGCAAGCTCGGCTCTGGCGCTGACCCCCTCAGCCACGTCCGCAATCAGCTGACTGCCGCCATCAACAAGCTGAAGACCGCCACCCTGGCTGCTCAGCTGCTGGGTCTGTTTGGTGGCATCTCCGGCGCCGGCGTGCTCGGTCCCAACCAGACCGACAAGTCGTTTGCTGGTGTCCCCGGTTCGATGACCGAGGCCAACTTCCTGAACGTCGCCAACGTGGTGGCCGCCAAGGCCAAGCTGGGTGAGCGAGGTGACAACTTCGACTCCATCGCAATGCACTCCAACGTTGCGTACTACCTGCAGCAAGTGGGGATGCTGACCTTCAGCACCTCTGCACTGTCTGCCGGCGGCGCCGTTGTGTGGGGCGGCGGCGGTGTGGGCGTGACCCAAACCGAAGTGGCGACCTTCGCTGGTCTCCGCGTGGTGATCGACGACCAGCTGGTTGCACTGACCGGCGGCACCTCGACCCACGCCAAGAAGTACCCCGTGTACCTCTTCCAGAGTGGCGTCGTATCCGAGGGCATCCAACAGGATCTGCGTCTGGCTGCAGACCGCAACATCCTGTCGATGCAGGACATCCTGGCCGTGGACTACCACTACGGTTACCACGTGACCGGCACCAAGTGGAACGTGGCTGGCGACAACCCGACCAACGCTGCCACCACCGGCAACCTGGCCGACACCGCCTCCTGGGCTCTGGTGTACAGCACCACCAAGCAAGTGCCCTTGGCTCGCCTGCTCTGCAATACACCCTTCGACACCTCTGCCTACTGATCTTTCAGCAGGCCATTAAAAAGGCCCCCACAACCGGGGGCCTTTTCTTTTGTCTACTCAACCCTCAATCTCACCAATCCGAATCCGCTCCTGATACTCAAAAATCTTTGGAGCACGACCCACCATCTTGTAGGAATGGCTCAGCAGTTCACGAAACACATGCGGACTAACGGCCAGCTCCTGCTGGATCGTCTCAGCATCTTTACCGGCAGCAAACATTTCGCGGATTGCCTCAGCAACAGGCTCCAGTGAGCGAACGGTGTCACCGGGCAGCGCGGACGGTGCGGATTTCTCCTTTACTTCTAGGCTGTCAGCAGCTTTGCGAGCAGGCATGAGTACAGTGCGTCTCTTCGTACTACAGGATAACTGTCGCAGCTTTGTCGACGTTCAATACGGTCAACACCTAGAAGCCCAAGCCGAACTCGAAATGTTTGGCGCCAAGGTCTATCACTCAATGGTGCTACGCGACCCACCCAAACAGAGGAAATCACGCACTGGCGCTAGACTCAAACAAAGGATGTACTGATTGTGGCTGCCGTCATTGATGCCACTGTTGCCGGCGCGTCAGCCAATAGCTACGTGACGCTTGCCGCTGCAAACACATATTTCGAGACAGTCCCCAATTCTTCCACTTGGACCGATAAAACCGACGACCAAAAAAACCGCGCTTTGATCAGCGCCACCCGCTGGATCGACGCGCTCAGCTTCTACGGCGACCGCTGCACCACCACGCAAGCCCTGAAGTGGCCCCGCGAAGACTTCGAGGTTGACGGCATCAAACTGGTCTGCACCGTCATTCCAACAGAAATCAAAGTCGCCACCTACGAACTGGCACGCGCCCTCGCCAACGATACCGACGCCATCACCGGCAGCACTGGCACCACCGGCCTTTACGACCAAGTGGAACTGGGCGAACTGAAAGTCAAATACAAGTCAAGCTCCATGACACCGGGCATGGTGAACAACGTCTTCGACCTATACCCCTGGCTACAGACTTACCTCGGCGCTTACTGCATGGGTGGCGCTACCAACTACGCCGTCCGTCTACGTCGAGGCTGACATGGGCCTGATCGACACCACTTTTGCCCCAATACCTACCTCAGTCCTTGCCGACTGGGGCCAAAACATCACGTACATCAAAACCGCAACACCTCGCACCTACAACCCAACCACCGGAGCAGTCACTGGTTCCGACACCACCGTCACGATCAAAGCCGTTATTACGCGCGTAAGTCCTCGTGAGGCGGAGGGTCTTTACCAAACAACCGATCTCAAAGTCATCATCGGAGCGGGAGAGCTTGGCACTTACTACCCAACCGAAGCCGACCGCATCCAGTACCAACAAGCTGGAGCAACCCGCGAAGCAAAGATCATCGCCATCACCACTTATCGCGGCGACAACCCGGTTTACCACTCCCTAATCGTGAGGCCCCAGTAATGGCACGTAAAGGAGGCTTTCTAAATGAACTGGATCGCTTAGGACAAAATCTGGATCGTCTTGCTGTTGCAGCTTTTAGTCGAGGACCAGCTCGCGCCGCAGAAGAAATTGTCGTAGATCTACAAGAAGCAGGCCCTGTGTGGTCAGGTAAATTTTCAAATTCTTGGCAAATTGAAACCACTGACGGACGCCGCACTGCAGGCGATGGCGGTCCTGGTGTTCCACGGCGTGTACCTGCACCACTGCTTAGCGGGCGTGGTTTTGCCTTTGATGATGTTAAGTACACCATCTCAAATTTCGCATCTTACGCAGACGAAGCACGCGACTTAGCAGAAGGTATTTTCATCGACCCTGGTACAACTCCGCTAAAGGAATATGATCGCGGCACTCGTGTAAGCGGCTATCGCGGCGACTTGATAGGGGATGATGAAGGCCCTAACCGCAGCACAGCCCCGCTTGACTGGTACACAACCTATGCCCGTGGCGGTGCTATAGATAGGCGGATACGGATTGAAATGGACGAAGAACTGGGACGCATCCGTTTATGAACTACCAAGCAATCCGCGCCGCTGTTGAAAACCCGCTGCTTACAGCGTTTGGCGCACTGGTGCCACCAGTACCAGTGTATTTCGACAACATCACAGCAGTCCCGCCTAACACCACCACTGAGTACGTTCGCGTCAATGTTACTTTCGGTATTACCAACGAACCCACGCTTACCAGCAGCGTTGACAACGCCCGTGGCGCTGTTGTTATCCGCATTTTCACCGAAAAAGGTAAAGGTCCAGCCCGCAACCAAACCTTGATCGCTACAGCAGTCAACGCACTGGAGACACTAAACAACACTGCCAAAACAACGAGCGGCGTATTTTTCCGCGTCGGCGAAATCAACGGGCCGACATTTTCAGCGACAGAGGAAGCCCCACACTTTGTAGGAAGGATTGATACCTCTTACGTCGCAACTGTTTTGTCGTAGGTGATGCTTAACAACAGGCGCTAACCTGTATTAAGCCGGGCAGTGCCCGCCCACAACGTTCACTTGGTACGCCCTATGGCCACCACCGTTCTGTCCGGCACGTCCGGCGCTCTTTACTACAAACCCGCCGGCACCACCGGCACCTTCGGCGAAGCCGGCGTCAACACCGGCACCGATGTAATCACCGTCGCCCCCTACCTGAACTTCAAGGCAGGCGACCCGGTGAAATTCCGTGTGGTGAACAGCCAAACCGGCGGCTCCGGCACCGGCACCCTGCCTGCGCCCATCTCTGACGCCACCACCTATTACGTTCTGAGCTACACCGCTGCAACTGGTGCGCTCACCGTATCGACCTCTGCCGGCGGCACCATCCTGGCCATCACCGACGATGGCACCGTGGCTGCTCCAAACGAGTTCGAGGTGTATTACGCCGACTACGCCGTTGTCGGCCAGTGCCGCGACTGGAGCTTTGAAATCAGTCGCGCTGAAATTGACGTCTCAGTCATCGGTCAAACCCCCGGCCAGTATGTGCCCTTCCGTAGCTACATCAGTGGCTTCGGCGATGGCACCGGCACCGCAACGGTCTACATGACCAACGAGGACGCCGCCCTGTCCAACCGCATGATCGAGGACGTGCTCCAGCGCCAGCAAAGCGGCGCTGCCTTCAAGCTCTACACCGACCGCGTGTTCAGCGGCGGCACCCTGAGCGAGAGCCTGAGCCGCTCCATCTCGTTTGATGCAGTGCTGACCTCAGCCAGCCTGAACATCAACCCCGACGACGCCCAATCGGTGACCGTCAACTTCCGCCCCGCTGGCACTCCGACCTTCGACTTCAGCACCTCTGCCTGATAGTCTGCTGTAGCAGTCAGTTCAGCAAGCCCCGGCCCCCAGCCGGGGTTTTTCATTTCTACTCCGCTACACTAATCCCATACCCCAAGCACTGGTATGCCCGTTCCTGTACGCGCAATTGATCGTCTCCGTAAGGCCGCCAACCTGGAGCCGGTCAAAAAAGTAGTAGAGCTGTCCGATGGCAGCAAGTTTGAAATGTGGGTGGCACCGCTAACGATGGCCGAGCGCGAACGCGCCCAAAAACAAGCCAAGTCCGACGACGCCAACGCCTTCGCACTTCAGCTACTAATTGCCAAGGCTCTCGACGAATCCGGTTCCAAACTTTTCAGCGTCGGCGAGGTGGATGTGCTGAAAAACGAAGTCAAGGACAAGGACCTACAGGCTTTGATGCTGGCGATCCTGACCGACGACGCCGAGCCCATCGACCCAAAATCCTGAGCGCCGAACTCCGCAAAGACAACTGGCTCATGCTCCAGTTTGGCGTCGCCAAAGAACTGGGCCTGACTCTCACCGAAGTTCGGACGACCATGACCGCCGAGGAATTACTCGGCTGGAGCGCCTACTTCCAGATCCTGAACGAGGACCAGCAAAAGGAGATGGACAAGGCCCGACGCCGCCGCTAACCCGGCGGCTTTTTTACACCGTAAACTGAAGTACCAGAGTGTGACGTGGAGCCGTGGCCTACAGAGCCGATATTGAAATTGCGGTACGCGGCGCCCAAGAACTTAAACGCCTTCAGAACGAAGTATCTGCAACATCAAAACTTGTAAACCAGCTCAACAACTATCTAGAAAATATCGGCAGCGGAGGCATTGTCCGCAGCATCAACAATTTACGTGACGTTGTAGGTCGTGCGGCTGCTGCATTTAATGAAGCCGCTTTGGGCACAGATGAAGCGACTATTGCAGCCAAGAAATACATAGCAGCAACAAATGAGCTCAATACCGGGCTACGTGAAAGAGTCGAGTTGTTAAAACAGATCACTGAGCAAGAACGGAAAGCAAAACTTGCCGCCGCTGGCGTAAGAGAAACTACGCAATATGGCGGTCCCATCGGTCCCGGCCAAGCTTCGCCAGTCGCATTATCCTCACAACTGCGTGGACGAACGGAACAAATACTCGCCGAAAGAAAAGGCGCTAAAGAATTAGAACAAGTATTGGGAGCGCTAGAAGAAAGAAGGCGTTTGGAAGCGAACGCCATGCTGGATCAAAAAGCGGCGTCTGTAGCGCTGCAGGCTGAGCGCAAAAAGGAAAAATTTCTTGCGGGCTCTACTCAATTTGTTGAGCCCATAGGTCCGGGCCAAGCATCTCCGGTGGCACTAGCGTCACAACTGCGTGGAAGAACCGAGCAAATCCTTGCCGAACGCAAGGGCAGAACAGAACTCAATGCTGTTTTGCAAGCTCAATTTGAAGCCGAACAGCGCTTGGTTAATTCAAAATTAGACGCTAAAGCAGCCAAGGTACAGCAAGTTCTCGACCAACAAGCTGCGGCAGCAGCTGAAAGCGCTGCTCAAACTAAAAAGCTAGCTGACAGGCAACTGGAATTTACTGAGCGCACTGAAGCAGCAGCTCGTGCAGCTAAAGCGCAAACAGCTGAGTTCGTTCGCCAACAACGAATAACTAAACAAATGCGCGGCGTAAGCGCTCAGGCACCTGCCGGTGGTTTTCCTGTTGAAGGTCCCATGTCTAGCCCCGGTTTTAGGGGTATGCAAAAAAGCGTAGGTCGTTTCGGAGAAAATTTAGCTCTTGGCGCAGGTTTTCCCCTTCTTTTTGGGGGCGGTGCCGGTAGTGTCCTTGGTTCTGTACTTGGTTCTTTTGTAGGTACAGGTTTTGGCGGTCAAATTCTTGGTGGCGCTTTAGGACAAGCCTTGGACCAAGCACTAGTTAAAATTAAAGATATAGGAAACGCAATAAAAACACTCGATTTTAAAACTTTAACGGAGTCTGGTATTCGTCTTTCAGCTGAAATTCAAGGGCAACTTGAACTTCTAACACAGGTAGGAGATAAATTAACTGCCCAAAAAATTCTAAGTCAGGAAATAGCTAATGAGACAGGAACTTTACCTGGAGTTACAGAAGATGTAGCTAATAGTGTTAACATACTTAGCGATTCTTGGCGTAAAGTTGTAAACGCTGTAAGCACTACTGTCGGCATTATTGGCGCACCCTTTGCCGTAGCTTTAGCCGCAATTTTGGAAGCAATTAATGCGATATTTAGAGTAGTAAACGGAGTATTTAGCCTTTTAGGTAAAGGTATTAAAGTTATAGGGAAATTTGTTGTAGAGTTAGTTGCTGGTAAAGAGGCATTAGATGCAATAAATAGTGGTTTGGATAGTATGAATTCTGGACTAGCCGAGGCAAACGCGCAGGCAGCTCAATTTCGTTCGATACTTAATCAATCTGTTGTGCAGTCTGCTATTGAACTTCAGGTAACTAGACAGCTTACCCCAGGGGTTACTCCAGAAGATAAAATAACTAATCAACGACTGCAGGCACAAAAAGAATTGGATATTTTATTCCAAGAAGAGATAGAAGCTAGGGTTAAAATTAGGCAAGAAAACGCCAAAGCATCTGCTGAAATTGTAGAAGGGCTGATAAAACAAAATGACCTTTTATATAAGAACAAAGCAGAGACTATAAAAATTAACAGTAACAGACAAATTACCGCAGAAATTCAACGTAATCAAGCAGAGCAAGAAAGAAAGGCCGCCCAAGAACTTGAAAAACAGCGGAGAGAGCTGGAGCGTATTGCAAAGTTGCGCTTAGAACAATTAGATAATGCACAACGTGCATTTGTTTTAGCTGAAGCTGAACTTGACGTACTTTCGTATGAAGATCCTATTCGTAAGGTACAAGCCGAATACGATAAAATTCGTGCCGAAAGAATGTTTAAGTATTCGGATTTGCTCAAAAAAGCCTTGAGTGATGAGGAAAGAGCTTTTATAGTTAAAACTCAATATACAGAAATTTTAAGGGACCAACTGCGCGAAGAAGAAGCTGTACTTGAGGCACAGAAAAAACAAACAGCAGAGCTATATGCGCAGTTAAAAGCTTCCGGCATCTTAAACGAACAAGCTCAAAGAGATATTACAAAAGGCGCTACAGCTGGAGGCATAGGTACTCAAAACGGTAAGTTACCTGCTGGAGGTTTTACACCCGGTTTACCACAGTTAGCCGGTGAAAGAGGCGATCGTGGAAAGATTGAGGATCGCATTGCGCAAATAAAAGAAGAAGTAAAAGAACTTACAAACATAGGTAATATCGCCATAAAAGTTGCAGATGGCATTGGGGAAGCATTTAGCACCGCTTTCCAAGGATTAGTTTCTGGCGCTATGACTGCTAAGGAAGCTTTAGCAAGTTTCTTCCAATCTGTTGGCGATATGTTCATTAAAATGGCTGCTGAAATAATTGCAAAGCAAACAGTAATGATAACTTTGCAGCTAATTCTTAAAGCACTTGGCGCTATTGCAGCATCAGCAGGTCCAGCCACAGGTGCTGCTGCAAGCAAGGGGTACACACTTCCTAAGGGAGGGGGTTATGCAGGCGGCTTTAGTATGCCGCCGATTATGGGCAGAGCTGCAGGAGGTTCAGCAACAGGCGGCACACCTTATTTGGTGGGCGAACGAGGTCCTGAACTGTTTGTTCCCGGCACCAGCGGCAATGTCATGTCAAACAACGACCTGCGTTCTGCCATGGGTTCCAGTTCCGCTGCAGCAGGCGCACCAGTGCTCAACATGAGCTTCCAAACCACCAACATTGGCGGAGTTGAGTACGTCAGCCGTGATCAGCTGGAACAGGCCATGGCAGCCACCCGCCGTCAGGCCGCCAGCGACGGTGCAAAACGAGGGATGACAATGACCTTAGATAAACTGCAACAAAGCCCTGGCACCCGTAGCCGCGTGGGTCTCCGCTGATGACTGCTCAATTCCCCGGCATCAAACCATCGGAGCGGAGTTTCCGTCTCGGCCAATTCCCTACAAAGGTGTATCGCGCCTTGTCTGGCGCCACGGTCAAACGAGCCTTTGGCAACCGCGCCTACGGCTACGAACTACAGCTGACCTTTACCAACATCACCGACACCGCAGCATCCCAGCTGATCGACCATTACAACGGCACCTCAGGCGGTTTCAGTCGGTTCACCCTGCCCGCCGAAACATTTGCCGGGATGGATTCAACGCTAACCAGCAAAATCCAATCGCCCACGCAGATCAAGTGGGAATACACCAGTCCACCTGAAGTGCGCTCGGTTTACGTGGGGCGTAACACGGTGACGATCAGTCTCGCCGGGGAGCTTGATTACTGATGAGCGAAATCCGCATCGCGCAGTATTTCAAACTGACAACTGCTAGTGGCGTCGTTCATCGCTACCAGAATTATTTTGTCGGCACCAACAGTTCGTATTTAAGCGAGTCCTACGGCTTTGCTCCGTTTCAGGCATCTGGTGCGCTCGCCACATTGAACGGCGACAACGAAACGCTACAGGTGCTGTTTCCGAACTTAGAGGTTGTACTGCGGCTGGTGGAGCAAGCCAACGGAAACCGGTTGAGCACCTTGGCGTTCACAACAGCGTGGCTTAATGCCAGCGATCAAATCCTGACGCCGCTGACGGATTATTACGTTGGCATTGGTGCCAGCTTCAGCGAAACCACTGTTGAACTGCGTTTCCGCTCTGCAATCGACAGCGTGGGTAGCGCCTTTCCAGCTCGAACCCTGACCCGCGAAAACGTTGGCCCGCTGCCTCTTAACAGCGAGCTGTATTTGCGGTGAATGACCTGATCGGCTTGAAGCGTGCGTGGGGCGCCTACCCCGGCGATGGTTCAGGCACGGTCGATTGCTGCCTGCTGTTTGCCGAAGTTCGCCGCCGGCTCGGCTACTACGATCACACGCCGGATTTTGCCTGGTACTTCGAGCGTTATACCGACGACACCTTTCCGCGCCGAATCATGGCGAAGTGGCTTCTGCAAAATGGCATCCGGCTAGATGGTCCTGAGCGTCACGCGGTTGTGTTGCTGCCTGGTACAAAGGGCGGCGCCATGGGTACAGTGTTAGACGACGGCAACGTTTTGTTTATCAGCGAGAGATTCGGCGTGGTGCTGGCTCCGCTTCCGCCTACTCACGGCCATTACTTCAGGCTTCACAAATGACCCGCCGCCTACTGCCCTACGAACACCAGCTGATTGCTGAGCTGGGCATTAGCGAGCAGGAATACCTGAACTTTGTGCAGGCGCAATTTGATCACACACGCCTGCCTGCGGACAAACTAAAAGAACCGCAAAACTGGGAAACAGTTGCAATCGTTCTGACGATTGTTGGCATCTTGTTTCAGGTTGGTGCTGCATTATTGGCACCTAAACCGGAGCTTCCATCTCAACAAAATCAACGCCGCAGACGCGATCAAACTTTTTCCCCGCGTTTTGGTTTTAACAGCGCACAGGAGCTAGCCAAATACGGCGATCCAGTCAATCTGGTTTATTGCAACACCGATCAAAACACAACAGGTGGAGTCCGTGTAAACACCTCAATGGTGTGGTCGGCGGTTAAAAGTTTTGGTTCCAGTCAGTTTATGCAGATGGCTGCAGTGCTTGGAGCATCAAACATTGATCCGGCTGGTATTGATGTAGCTCGCACAGCATTTGGCCAAGCAACACTGCGTCAGTTAGCAGCGCAAAAGTATTGGCTATATCTGCGTCAAAACGGAATACTGCGTTTCAGCGATTTGAAGTTTGGTAGCGGTACCGATCCAACTGCAGGTGCTGAGCCTGCATCCGCGTTTGTTTACAAGGCATCGCTTTCTGGTGCAACACGTACAGAAGGATTTAGCCAAGCATTTTCCCCTTCCACGGCAACCCGTTGCGGCATTACAGCTCCAATACCTATTAATGTTCTGTATCTAGACCGCGACGAAAAAGGTAGTTCTAACCAACGGGCTGAGTTGGGCATTGAACTGAACGGACGAGGCGTGTATTGGCCTGATGCGCTGCTTGATAACTCTCGTCCTGCAATACCGTTGGGCACTGTCTTTACGCTGCGTTTTAAGGCACTTGCCAGTAGTGGAGCCGGCGACGTAAGGCAAGCTGCATCAGAACTGCGGCGCAGTTTGCTCAGCTCTATTGATGCCGCTAGCACGTACAAACTGGGTAGCGCCAAGTTTCGCGTTAAAGGACAAATATCAGACCTGGAGTTAGATAACGATGCCAGCACTATTGACCTGGAGTGCGTGGAATCCGGCGTATGCCCAGAGGAAGATTACAGAACGCAAAACTTTAAGGCCAACGAGAAAGAAGCTACCGATGAAATCACACGGCTTAACGCTGAAATCTTGGAACTACAGCGACTGATAAGTCAAACCCCTCCGATCCTTACGCCATCAGCAGCCGCTAGAGCCGGTGAAATCAATGCGCGAATAAATCAAATAAACGAAAGAATTGAATTGATTGAGGAGTTGCGAGACAAAAAGTGGGAGACATACGAAATTGAGGCAATCGCAGGTGACGACGGCAGCCTTTATGATAATAATACACAACATTTTGCTAGAAAAATTGATGAATTAAGGGAAAACAGGCGGTTGGCACAAGATGCTATTGACGATGAGCTTGATAAACCGGGGGCGCAACGAAACCGAGTACGCATTACAAATAGGAGAAACGAAATTAGAAATATTAATTTAAGACTTAAAGTTTTTCAAGGAAAATTAGATGAGGCGATTCGCCAGTATGGTTTTGCTGACGGACAAGGACGCAATTTACGTGCCCAACGCAAAAATTGGCTCCGGGAGCAAGCAAACTTAAACAACGAGTTGGCCGCAATTTATGGCGGCGCGGGCAGTGTAGATACCGCCGCCACAAATGCCCGTGCTACTGGCTGGCAAAACCAGATCACACAAAAACAATCCGAAAAGGCTTACTACGAATCCGTTATTAAGAATCCAGAACTGCTCAACGATTTCTTTAACACAAAGTGCCTCGTAAAAATCGAAGAGGCATCATACGAAACAATTACACCCTGCCGAATTGTTGACTTTGCATTGAAGGCTCGCGTTTTTAAGCGTATCCAAGGCCGCGCCAAAACATACGGCGAAGTGAGCATGGATAACTACAAAGACAGCGATAATGGTTACAAGTTGCGCTCGATGTTCTTCTGGGTTTGGTATCGCCGCACAGGCAATGCATGGTCGCGCATCCCTCGCATTTTCGTAGTCCGCCGTGGCGCCGATCAGGACAACTATATGTTCCTGAAATTTATCGCCGATGACAATATCGGTAACTGGCAATTTAAGTTCGAGCCGATTGCTGAAACAGCAGCGGAAATGCGCTATTACGGCGTAGCAGATTTTGCCTACATCGAAAACGCAGGCACGATACAAAACATCGCAGGCCCCGCTGGTGGCACGTTCAGCTTTACCGGTAAGTTACGTGCGCGTGACGGATACGTAGCTCCGATTAATCGCAACCCTTCTGAAGTTGACGAATGGGGCTTGTTCTCCATGCGCTCAGATACACAAATCAGCTTTAGTTTTGATAATGGTCCCGAGCTAGAAATCAAAGCCGTTACTGAGCAGTCAACTGAAGCCTTTAGCAATTACCCGCAGCTATACAGCAATCTGACGATGCTGGGCTTCAACGTCTACAGCGGTCAAGGCGTACAGGATCTGCGTTCAATGAGCGTATTCGTAAACAAGGGTCGGCTTGTACGCCGCTTGAATGACGACGGCACTTACAGCGCAAATCCGGACACCGCCTCCAGCTTTGCACCCGAAATCTTCCTAGACACCATTCTTGACACGGTGGACGGCATTGGACAGTTTGCCAAGATCGAAGGAATTGATCTACCCGCATTGGCACTGGCTAAGCGTTTCTGCCAGCGCAACAACCTGTTTTTTGACGGTGTGATTGCCGAGCCAACATCGTGGCGTCAGTTCTGGGCAGAAGTCGGTCCATACAGCCTGCTGGAACTGGGACGTATTGGCGGCAAGGAAACCTTGATTCCTGCAGTGCCTTGTGACAACAGCGGCAACATCACCCGCACAGTGCCAATCCGCGCCATGTTTACCGCCGGCAACATCCTTGAGGATTCCTACAAGGAGGAATTTATTGATTACGGCAGCAGCGTTCAGGATTTGATCGCCACAGTTATATACCGCAACACCGAACGTGACGGTGTATTTCCACGTAATGCCAGCGTTGATGTAAGCCTTGTTGGCGTAACAGAAGCAACGGCGATCCGTCAGACGTTCGATCTATCGCAATACGTCACCAACAGAAGTCAAGCAATCATGTATGCCAAGCTGTTGTGCCAGCAACGCCGCAACATCCGCCGCAATATCGAGTTCAAGACCTTCCCGACAGACAGCCCGCTGTCCCCTGGCGCCTACATCTACGTTGATGCCGGCTTGCAGGAATGGCAGGGCATTTACAGCGGACAAGTTGAATCGGGTGGTGCGTTAAACATCCCGCTGGCAGACGCCATTCCCAACGGCAGCTACAGCGTGCTGCTTTACAAGAACGGGCAAAGCGTCATTACCACAACCGCCAGCATCAGCTCCAACGTGGCTAGTTCCCTTGCCGCTTACGAAGGCTGGCTATTTGTGCTTGGGACACCCGCCAAGGCAAAGCGCACCTTCCGTGTGGTTGAAGTACAGATGGATGAGGAAGGCGAAGTCAGTGTCCGAGCCGTGGAGCATCCCTGCGATAACTCCGGTCAGAGCCTGATCGCTGACTTTAGCGACGGTCTATTTACCATCCGCTAGTCTGAAACTACGCATAACACGGTCTGATGGGCTTCTACACAGGTCGCTCCGGTTCCTTGGTGGTGGACGGAAAGCCTGTCGCCAAGATCCGTGATTGGTCGCTTGATACCACGGTTGAATTGATCAACACCAACACCGTCGATAGCACCAGCAACACTTTTGTCCCTGGCATTAAGAGCGCCACCGGCAGCGCCACGCTGGTGTACTACAGGCTTGAAGCCGGCGAATCCGTTACCTACAGCCAGTTCACCGCACTACTGGGCAAGATCCAAAAGGTTGGCGCTGTTGCCGAATCTGATCGTGTGCTGATGGAACTACGTGTCGGCAGCAACTCCAACGACAACATCCAGTTTTACGCCTACATCACATCAGCACAAGTTGCGGTATCGACTGGCGAGCTTACTTCCGTGCCAATTCAATTTACGGTTGACGGCGACTTCATTGCCGGAGGCGTGATCGCATGACGGTTTTTCTTGGTGTTCACGGCACCGTAAAACTGCGCCGTAATGCAGGTGCTACGTCTGCACAGCTATCGGACAGTATTGATCCCGCTGATATTTCAACAACGCTAAATCGCATCGGTCTTGACACATCACTTGACAATATCCTTACCGGGGACCGGCTTGATATTTCAACTACAGACCCGCGTGGGCTAATTTGTTTTGATTCTTCCGCATGGGATTCCGGCGTTGTTGAAAGTTCAATATCCGTATTTGTAAACGTAAACGGCGCTGGCGGTCTTAGATTCTTCCATTTATTTTCCGACGCCGTAAATAACAATAGATCCGCCGAGCTTACCGTCTACGCCTTTGCTGGCGCACCTATCCCAATCGGCTATACCATCCGTGACGTTGTATACAACACACTCGGAAATGTAGTCAATTATCAGCTAAATACAGACCGCGAAGCGCTAGATGTAACGAGCCTAAGCGATAAATTCCGTAATCAGTATGCCGCAGGGCTTATCAGCGGCTCTGGCACGATTGACTGCCTTTTTGATTACACAAGTGACGGCTCAAAAGAATCGCCCCTTTTAATGCTCCAGTTGATTCAACGCCTCGATATTGGTAGTGCGTTTGATTGCGCCTTTTACCTGACAGACGCGGAAATTACGCCTGAGACGCAGACGATTTTTTACCAGACGACTGCGATGGTGACTCGGGCCGGGGTCACGGTCAACACAACCGACACAATCCAGTGCGCGATTGATTTTGTGACCACCGGCGAAATCCGGCTGCTTGTCGGAAGACCGGCTGATTACATCCTGAAGGAGGACGACGACCGCATCCAACTGGAGCAGTCACTCGCCTTTCTTCTTCAGGAAGCTACTGACTAAACTGACTTTACGGCAGCAGGCACTGGAGGCTTTACCTTGTCCGACCAACGCATTACGCAGTTACCTGCCCTTCCGGCTGCGTCTGCGGCGGCCACCGACGTACTGCCTGTTGCTGACGTATCAGCCAGCCAGACCAAAAAGATCACAGTCAAAGATCTGGTCGATGCCGGTCTTGATCTTGTAGATGCCAGCAGCATTGATCTGTCGAAGCTGGACCAATCCAGCACTACCAAGATCGGCGCTACCGCACTGGCCACCAGCGCTGTTACTGCTGCCAAACTCGCGGCTGATTCCAGCATTGCCGTTGATACTACCGCTCCAGTCAGCGACAACTTTGAAGGTCGCGGCTATTACAACAGCAGCACCGGAGCGCTCCAAGTTTTTAGCGCTGGTGTCTTCGCAAACGTCAACGCGACCATCGCCAATGACGCTGTAACGACCGCCAAAATTCTCGATGGCGCAGTTACAACCGCAAAGTGCAACAGCCTCGGCACGGCAGCACTGGCAAATGGCGCAGTCACCTACGCCAAGATCCAAGACGTGTCCGCCACGGACAAACTACTGGGACGCAGCAGCGCAGGATCCGGCGATGTAGAGGAAATCACTTGTACCGCAGCGGGTCGGGCACTACTTGACGATGCTGATGCTGCAGCACAACGCGCCACGCTAGGTCTTGGCACACTCGCCACACAATCCGGCACCTTCAGCGGCACCTTCAGCGGCACCAGCTCTGGCACCAACACCGGCGACCAGACAATCACGCTGACCGGCGACGTTACCGGATCGGGCACTGGCTCATTTGCGGCAACAATCGCTAGTGCCGCCGTAACTGAGGCAAAGCTAGCCAGCAACGCGGTATCAACCGCCAAGATCGTCGATAATGCTGTTACTGCCGGCAAACTTGCGGATGACAGCGCCGCCATTGTCAGCAATGTCACGCCAAGTGGCTCGGGTGCTTTTAGGGGTCAGCAGTGGTTTAACACAGCTACAGGCTTTGAATACACCTGGGACGGAACAGCGTGGCAACGACAATCTGCGCTCAGTGAAATCACGATCACGGAATCAACTCCACTTGCATTTGCTGTTACTTACCCAGACAATTTCAGTGCTGCTGTTGACGTAAACCTTAACACTCAATCCGCTAATACGGTTTGGGCTGGTCCTACAAGCGGCGCAGCAACAACACCTGCTTTCCGCGCACTGGTTCCCGGAGATTTGCCGGACGCCACCGGCAGCACCAAAGGCATCATCCAACCTGGCACAGGTCTTGCCGTTAGCAGTGGCACACTGAATCACAGCAATACCGCAACTGCCGGCACCTATTCCAAGGTAACGATTGACGCTCAGGGTCACGTCACAACTGGTGCAGCAATCGACTCCACCGATATCCCAAACCTTGACGCCAGCAAGATTACTAGCGGCGAGTTTGCCACAGCCCGTATCGCCAACAACGCAGTTACTGGCGCAAAAGTTGCCGACTACGCCGTTTCATTGTTCGGTGAATCACAGCCAACAGCTGAACACATTGGCCAGTTCTTTTTTAACCCACTAACCCGAGACCTCTATCTCTGGGATGGAAACGTTTATCAGCCTGTTGGTATTAGTGCCGGTGAAATTATTCTCGCTGGTACTTATGACGCCAATACCAATCTGCTGGATTCCGTAACGGCTGAAGGCACAGCTGCTGGTTTTGCATCAGGTTCAGCCCTTCCGGCGGCAGCCACAAACAACAACCGTTATTACGTTGTCGTTAGCCAAAGCGGAACGGGTACTGCGCCTGCACCTGTGGTTGCACTGGAGCCGCCCGACATTCTGCTGTCAAACGGCACTAGCTATGTCCTGATCGAAACGTCAGAAACGATCACGGCACAAATTGCCTCAAACGTTGGATTTACGCCTACTGGCAACATTGCCAGTACAAACGTTCAGGGCGCTATTGCCGAACTAGATAACGAGAAAGTCGCTAAAGCCGGCGACACCATGACCGGCAACCTAGCGATGGGCACCGGCACCACCATCATTTTTGAAGGTTCCACTGCCAACGATTACGAAACCACGCTGACCGTTACCGATCCCACGGCTGACCGGACAATCACACTGCCGAATAGCACTGGCACGGTGGCGTTGACCAGCGATCTCAACGACGGGACTTATTAAAGAGAGTCGTTACAGTTAGAAGGTAATTTCCGGCCTACGGGCGTTAAGGAATGGCTCTTCAGCACCTTCGTAGCGGCACTGCCGATAAGCGCCCGACTCCTGGCGCAATGTCTGACGGGCAACTGGCGATTAATACGAACGCCACAAGCACCGGGTTATTTTTCAAAGACAGTGCTGGCGCCCTTGTAAAGGTCGGCCCCGTCCACGTTGGCACGACTGCACCAAACGCTACACCTGCAACTGGCGGTGAAGCCGGCAACAGCGTAGGTGAACAGTGGCTGGACACTTCCGGCGGAGGTTACTCGCTGAAGATTTGGGACGGCTCGGCATGGCGCAGTGAAGCCGGCGAGTTCGTCAACGCCAGCGGTGACACGATGACTGGCGCGCTGGTAATGGACAACCAGCAACAAGTCCGTTTCCGCGAAACTACTGCCAACGGCACTAATTACATCGCTCTGCAGGCGCCAGCATCGGTTGCTTCGGATAAGACAATCACGCTGCCTGACGTAACTGGCACTGTCGTCACCACGGGTGACACCGGCAGCATTACCAGCACAATGATTGCCGATTCCACGATTGTGGATGGCGATATTTCGGCAAGTGCTGAAATTGCTGTTTCTAAGTTGGCCGATGGCGCAGCTCGTCAACTGCTTCAGACCGATGCTGCCGGCACTGGCGTTGAATGGACTAGCAACGTTGATGTACCTGGAACGCTTGACGTAACCAGCACCGCGACATTTGACAGCATTGCTAGCCATCCACTTGGTACTGCTGGCGCGCCAACAATTACATTTACTGGCGACACAAATACGGGTATTTATTCCCCCGGCGCAGACCAAGTAGCCATCTCGACTAATGGCACTGGGCGGTTGTTTGTTGATGCGAGTGGAAATGTAAAGGTTGGCAGTACAGACAACAGTAATGCTGGCACTCAATACATCACGGTTGGAAACGTCAGCTCCACACAAGGTGGTTTACAGCTTTGGAGTACGCCAGGAGGAAGTTCTTATGTCCAATTCGGTGATACAACCACGGCAGCAGATCATTATCGTGGATACCTAGGGTATTTACATTCTTCAGACTCATTACTTTTTGGCACAGCCTCAACGGAGCGCATGCGCCTGGACTCCAGTGGCCGCTTGGGGCTGGGTACCAGTAGTCCTGTTTCTGGTGCTCAGCTAACAGTTGCCGGAGCCTCGTTGGCCGTAACGGGACAAAACTTAGACCATTCAGCCAACTCTATCCGTATTGGCGAAGAAGGTTCTGGCGCCGCAGAGATTCGCTGCTACGGTCCAAATACCAGCACGAACGGTTCTCTTACTTTCAAGATGAGCCGAAGTGATGGCAGCAATAGCCAAGATGTTGTTATCGACTCCTCAGGCCGCGTAGGGATTGGCACTACTCCTGCCTTTGGTGCAATCGATCATGGTCTGCACATCAAAGGATCAGGAGCACAGGAAGGTATCCGCCTTGAAACTACAGATGGCAGTGGCGGAATTCTTGAAATTTACAGTGAAAATGGTGGCAACACGTTAGATACAAGAGGTAGCGGATACATCCGCTTCAACAACACAACTACTGAATGGGGTCGCTGGGATTCAAGTGGTCGATTTTTAGTTGGCACGTCTACTGCTCTTAGCAGTCCTTACTGGTCTAATCTGGCAAAGTTACAAGTAACAGGTGAATATGGCGCCGGACATTTTGCTAGTTTCCAAGCTGGCGCTTCAGGCGCGGGATTGGTTTTTCAAAAAAGCAGAAGTGCGACTGTAGGCGGAAATACTGTTGTCAACAGTGGTGATAATTTAATGGATATTGCCATCGAAGGGAACGATGGCACGGGGTTTATTCGGGCAGCCGCAATCCAGTGTTATGTAGACGGCACACCCGGCACTAACGACATGCCAGGACGTTTAGTGTTCTCCACTACGAGCGACTCGGCAAGTTCGCCAACTGAACGCGTAAGAATAAACGCAGCAGGCGCCTTCAAAGCATCACTTGCTGGAACCTATGAAAGCTCTGCGTCTGCTTACCATGAACT